CACCAACAGGAGGACCGGCCCCAGGAGCTGCTGGACCGTTAAATCAAGATCAACAGAAAAACATGGCTCTAGTTGAAGCAGCTCTTAAAAAACAAGGAATTACTGATCCTGCTTATGTTGCTGCTGTCAAAGGCAACATAATGAAAGAAACTGGCGGTAAGAGTATTTCTGAAAATATGAATTATGCTAATACATCTAACGATCGTATTAGAAAAATATTTGGTAGTAGGGCTGCTGGAAAATCCGATGCAGAACTAAATGCTATCAAAGGCGACCAGCAAAAAATGGGCGAAATGATGTATGGTTCCGGCACAGCAATGGGTCGTCAAATGGGGAATACGGAACCCGGAGATGGATGGAAATATAGAGGCAGAGGTTTTATTCAGTTAACTGGTAAAAATAATTATGCCGCTGCATCAAAAGCCATCTACGGTGATGATAGATTAGTTAAAAATCCAGATTTAGTTAACGATCCACAGGTTGCTGCGGAAGTTAGTGCTTGGTATATGAAAAAAGGTCAAGCCGGAATGGCTAGCAAACTTGGTATGGGCACTTCTGGATTATCTCAAGAACAAGCAAACTTGTTAGCAACAAGCCAAATTGCCGGTGGAGACATAAGACGAAAAGGCGCAATTGGAGAAGAAATTTTAGGAAAAGTAAATTCTTATTCTGGACAATTTGCCAAAGGTGGCAGCGTAACTCCATCGACCTCAACAGCTCAAACTAGTGTATCACAACAACCAGCAGCGCCAGCACCAGCGGCAGCAACTGCTCAACCAAGAACTGGTGCAACAACACCTACACCCGCTAAGGCAACTCAAGAAACAGCTGAATCGCAGTTATCGCTATTAAATACTAAGATGGATCTATTAGTTATGATAAATCGAAAATTATTAGAAGTTAACGACAAGCAGCTTACTACACAAAAGTCTATGACGGGCAATGTATATTCTGCTTAAGGATCATTAATTAAATGAGTTGGAAAAAATATTTTACTCCTGTCAACATCGATAACCAACAAGGAACAATGAGTCCTATTGGCAGTAGAGGGCGACCAGGACCTGCAAGAACTAATTATTCATCATTCTTGCCTGACGTATATGCAGGTAATCCAAATCGTGTCGAACGATATATGCAATATGACACTATGGATATGGACAGCGAAGTTAACGCAGCTCTAGATATCTTAGCTGAATTTTGTACACAAAAAGATAGAGAAAATGGAACAGCGTTTCAACTATCATTTAAAGGCAAACCAACCGGAACCGAAGTTAAGTTAATTAAAGAAAGCCTACAGAAGTGGGCAAAACAAAATCAATTTGACACAAGAATTTTTCGTATAGTTCGAAATTCTTTCAAATACGGAGATTGTTTCTTTGTTAGAGATCCAGAAACTAAAAAATGGTTGTATGTTGATCCTGCTAAGGTTACAAAAATTATCGTTAACGAAAGCGAAGGAAAAATTCCCGAGCAATATGTTTTAAAAGATATTAATTTTAACTTTGCAAATCTAATTGCAACAACTCCTCATGCTACATCAAATACACAACCTAGTGGTACTGGTAGTTATACCGTATCGGGCGGTGGATTTGGTAGAGGATTTGTTGGGGATGCAGCAAGACCTCCTGGCACTAGATTTCACAATCAAGTAAACGAAATAACGGTTGATGCAAAAAATGTTGTGCATATTAGTTTAAGCGAAGGATTAGACAACAATTATCCTTTTGGCAATTCAATTTTAGAATCTGTATTCAAAGTCTACAAGCAAAAAGAATTGCTTGAAGATGCTATTATTATCTATCGTATACAACGTGCTCCAGAAAGACGTATTTTCTATGTAGACGTTGGAAATATGCCAGCACACATGGCTATGAGCTTTGTTGAACGTGTTAAAAACGAAATCCAACAAAGACGTATTCCTAGCGCCAGCGGTGGTGGCAATAATTTAGTTGACGCTAGTTATAATCCACTAAGTGTAAACGAAGATTACTTCTTCCCACAAACTGCTGAAGGTCGTGGTTCTAAAGTTGAAACACTACCGGGTGGTACTAATCTAGGTGAAATTACAGATTTACGATTCTTTACAAACAAACTTTTCCGTGCTTTAAGAATACCAGCAGCATACTTGCCAACAGGTATTGAAGAAGCAAGTAATACTATTGCCGACGGAAAAGTTGGAACGGCATATATTCAAGAATTACGATTTAATGAATATTGCAAACGTTTACAATCAATGATAGCGCAAACATTTGATGTTGAATTTAAACTTTGGATGGCTGCGCAGGGCGTAAACATTGACAATAGTTTATTTGAATTAAAATTTAATACTCCACAAAACTTTGCTGCTTATCGTCAATCAGAACTTGACACAGCAAGAGCAGCAACATATTCACAAGTTTCACAAATTCCTCATCTAAGCAAACGTTTTGCACTAAAACGCTTCTTAGGATTAACTGAAGAAGAAATTAAAGAAAATGAATCATTATGGCGCGAAGAAAATGGTTCTAACCTAACACCTACGGATGATGCTGCTGGAGACTTAAGATCGGCTGGCGTAACACCGGGAGGTATGGCGGCAGAAGCGGGTGGACAAGACGCAGAAGCACCCGACGATTTAGCAGCACAAGCAGCTGAACCAGGGGCTGAACCTGAAGCTGCTCCAGCAGCCTAACTTAGGTAAATATTATTATGCTTCTACGTGAATTTTTCTATTTTAACGACAATACAAACGACTTTGGAAACGATCAAAGATATGACGCTTCCAGAGATAGTTCTGTCTTAAAAAAATCAGATACTCGTAAAATTCGATTAACTTTACGACAAATCAACCAACTGCGCCAACAAAGCGAAGCTCATGAAATGGAAGAACAATCAGAGCGTTCGTTTATACAACAGATGTACGGTACTCCAGTTGAAGCACAGCAACCCGCGGAATGAACCAGCTTTCGTACTTGGTAATGGGCGTAGCAGACTAAGATTAAATCATGCTGCCCTGCCAGAATACGGCACTACATTTGGTTGTAACGCACTTTACAGAGAATTTGAACCCGATTTTTTAATTGCAGTTGACGTAAAAATGGTCAACGAAATTATAGCCAGCGGGTATCACAGAACACATTCTGTATGGACAAATCCAAACAAAGGAGTTAATACTAAGTCCGGAGTTAACTTTTTCCATCCGCATAGGGGATGGAGTAGCGGTCCAACAGCTCTTTATTTTGCTTGCGATTGCGGCCACAAAGACATATATATTTTTGGATTTGATTATGAAGGCATAGAAGGTAAATTTAACAATGTTTATGCCGATACATATAACTATAAAAAGAGTTTTGAACCGCCCACTTACCACGGTAATTGGCTAAGTCAAACAGAAAAAACGATTAGAGATTGGAGAGGTAATCAGTTTTACAGAGTAGTAGAATCGGGATCATTTATTCCAGAAAAACTTGGCCCTACATTACCAAATTTAAAACATATAAGTTTTGAAGAATTTGAAAAAAAGTTCCCCGGAACTATATATTCTGACCAAACGAATCAAAAAAACGTCATTTAACCCCTTTTTTTAATCTACGCAGTAAATAAAAACACAGCCTAACCATACCTTGAAGGAGAATTTAACATGGCAGATAAGAATTTATTAAGCCAAATGCTAGAGCATTTGGTTAACGACGATCAAGCAAAAGCTGATGAGCTTTTCCACGAATACGTAGTACAAGCATCACGCGAAATCTACGAAAATTTAATTGAATCTGAAATCGCAGAAGAAGAAGATAAAGAAGACGAAGACATGGACGAAGCTGCACAAGATGATGATGCAGAAGAAGACAAAGTTGACGAAGCTTCCGAAGAAGATAGCGACGAAGATGATCTAGATGAAAACTTCGAAGATGTTGCTTTTGAAGGTGGCGACGAGCCTGAAATGGGCGGTGATCCAACAGACGACCTAGAAGGTGACCTAGAAATGGGTGACGAAGAAGGCGGCGAGCAATCTGAAGAAGAAATTATGCAAGATTTAGAGTCTATTGTTGACGAACTACAAGCTAAATTTGCGCAGCTAAAAGGCGAAGAAGAAGCCCAAGGCGAGTTTGGTGACGAAGAAGGCAGTGACGATATGCCTGAAGAAGAAGGTTTTGATTTAGAAACCGTTCGTGAATATGTAGAAAAAGTTCCAGCAGGTCACGGTGCTGAAAAGAAAGGTGCTGCTGAAAAATCTGACAACACAAAGTCTACAATCGACAACATGAAGAATGATATGGGCGGTACAACTGCTAACATCCTTTCTTCTAAAGAAGATGCAGCTACTTACGCTAACCAAGGCGCATTAAAAGGCAATGGTCTTGAAAAAGGTAAGGTAAGCGACAATCCAGATGCTAAAGGCAACGTGAATGTACCAGGCGGTAACGCTGGTAAAACTGGTTTCAAATCAAAAGAACCAGGTCATGGTGCTGAGAAAAAAGGTTCCGGCGAAAGCGCCGATAACAAGCAAAGCCTTTTCCGTGGTCGTAGATAATTGAGGACAAATAGGTGAAAACTACCTTAGCAGAACATCTGAGTTTTGACCAGGCTAAGATTGTCTTAGAGAGCGAAGGTGAGGGCGACAAAAAGTCGCTCTTCCTAAACGGGATTTGCATCCAGGGCGATATCCGAAATGCAAATCAGCGTGTTTATTCTTCTCAAGAAATTGGCAGGGCTGTCAAGACGCTCAACGAACAAATCTCTGGCGGATACTCCGTGCTAGGGGAAGTTGATCATCCTCAGGATTTACGTATCAACCTCGACCGTGTATCACACATGATTACTAAAATGTGGATGGACGGCCCTAACGGCTACGGAAAACTAAAAATTCTTCCTACTCCAATGGGTCAATTAGTTAAGACTATGTTGGAGTCGGGAGTTAAACTTGGAGTTTCAAGTCGTGGATCTGGAGAAGTTGATAACAGCGGAAACGTTCAAGGATTTGAAATTATTACGGTTGA